GGTGCACCATATATTACTATTATTATAAAGGGCAGAAAAGAAAAAGTCACTGATATAATTAAGACACCTCCTTATCGTGGTGATAGAAATCCAAAATCAGACTTTTCATTAATTGGTTTAGATGGTTATACTGAAGTAGGTTTTATATCTCATAAAGCTGGTTCTGGACCAAGAGATTTTCAACAGTATGGTGGAATATCAAAAGACAAACAACTAGCTAATAATTCAAAAGTACAAGACTTTGCACAGGCAGTAAAAGATGCAAGACCAGATGGATTAGTATCAGGAGATAAATTAACAAGAAAAGTTAAGGATCCTAAAGTAAAACAACTTACTTTATATGGTCCAGAAGCTGGTAAGAAACCATCACCATATAATGTAGATGAGTTTCATCAAGGTCAGATGAGTTTAAAAGGTGGCAATGGTACATATAAAATTATATCTACACATAAAGTTATAAGACCTAAAGTTCCTAAAGGTGGTTATGAACCTACGTATGTTGCAAGATATAATAAACGTACACAATCTGTAGGTGATATTAAAATTGATAATGCTAGATTAGGTGTTTTTGCTAAGGATCAATATACAAATACCACTAAAGTTTAATAGATTGCATGTTCAAAATCTAAGAACTTCTTATACTCAGATTCTAATTTTCCAAATATTCTTAATTGTATTCTTTTTGTTCCCGTTTCGGTAGTACAATGTGGATGTGAATCATCAAAGTGCCATACTTTCCATTTAGATTCATCAATCAATTTTTCACCTGTGTCTGTTTCAACATATAAATTAGCACCACCTGATAATATATTTAGTGTTATAGAACCATTACCATCAGCATAATATTTTTGATTCATTTTCTTTCCAGAATCTGCATGTATTACACCAATTGATGGTGGTGTTTGTATAATACATCTCACAGTAGTCACATATTCAAATGGTAGCATTTCAATAATACTTTTTGTATATGGAATTTGCATATCATCTCTCCATACCCATGGTTGTTGATGTTCTACCCATAACGGTATTGTTCTGTGATAATCCCAACTTTCATTTTTAGATCTTTCATCTCGATATGTGAGATTTGTCATCCAAAAAGTATCCATACCTTTCTTAATAGATCTGTGTGTATCACTAGAATCTTCATAATGTATTACATCTTTTGTTTTACTAAACTTTTCATCTTCAAATGACATAACACCTTTCCATTTAGATTGACCATCTTCAAATGTAGTTGTAGCTAATACACTGTGTTTATCAATGTTGTTTGCAATAAGTTCTTCTGCAATCTGATGTTGACTAAAATTTATTTGGTTTTTAAGTGGAGCGAATACTGGAATCATAATTTTTTTATTGCAACATATTGTGATGTTGACTTTATTGACATAGGACCTTCAAGAAATTTAAGGTCTTCATAAGTTTTAGAATTTTTCATACCGAATGCTGTTGCTTTACCTTGACTAATTCTTTTAAGGAATTTGTATAGCCATTCATTATAATCATTGAATGTAAACCATGCTGCATTGCAACCTTGTTTCTTTGCATACTTAAATTGAAATGGAAACAAATGATTTCCATGTACATATTTAGTTCTATATTCAGGAACAGTCCAACATCTACAACCACATATCATTACTTTCTTATTTAGTTTATAACATGTAGATAGACCTATAAGCTTACCACCTTTATAAGCAACAAATAATTTTTCATATTCACCATTGAATAACTTGTAAAATAAAGAAGCTGGTTTCTTTCGCCAATTGACTATTGACATGTTTTGTGATGCTGGTAATTCTTCTTTCTCTGCTTCATTACAAAAATCCAATAAGTCTAACATTACCATTGGAGGTATTTTATCTGGGCTATAAGCCTCTGTTAATAAGTCTTTCATCAAGATACCATTCTTTCAATGTGCTCCATGGATGATATACTGATATCTGGCAAGCGAATCTTTCTTTATCACCATTCTCTACAGAATGTGTATGCGCTTTAGTATTCATCATTGAAGCGTGATTGTGTTTATGTTCTAATAATTTTTTACCGTCTTTCCAAAACAGTGTTGGTGCAGCATCATCCGTTAATGGTATATGTATTGCACCTTGTCTGTTCGAGTCCTTGTGTTTACCTATCTTTAAATTAATAGGAAATTTAGAGAAAATTACTGGTGAGTACTCAGGAGAGTTTAATAACACTTTAATATTCTCATTCAATTGATTAATTATACTCTTAACTGGCTCTAATTTTTTGTAATCTATGTGGCTTTTTCTATAATAACCTGCAAAGCTCGAGAATAATTTATCAAAAGGAAATGTCATGACCGATGTAGATGCATCGATGCTCGTGGTAGGTAGAGACCATTCACCATATTGAGGATCATTCATTATCTCCAATAATCCTTCTTTATCAATTACCAAATCTGGAAGTGGTATTACAATATCTAATTCGTCCAAAATGTACCGTCCTTGACCATATCTACTACTTTATTATATGGTTCATATAAGCTAAATTGTAAACAATACCTATCTGGTTGATCTGTATTATCTACACCATGAACCTCTAAAATATTTAATATAGCTGGACAGCTGTGAACGTGAGCATACTTTGGTTGGGTGTCTTTTCTATCATCGAAGAATAGTGTTGGTGCAGCATCAAAGTCAAGTGGAAAATGAATTGCACATTTACGATTTATATCTTTATGAGGTCTTAAATTAAAACCCGCAGGAATCTTTACAAAAGCACAATTGTGAGGTTCAATAGGTAAATTAATTCTATCTTTTAAACTCTTTATATAGGGATCATCTAAAAACTCTGGGCATTTCATTTCATAATAACCTTCAAGACCAGGAAATATAGGTTTTCCATTAATCATTCCCAACATTTTCATCACTGGGTCTTCAATTTCTTTTTGTTTTGATGGATATAAATCTTCTCTAGATTCTAATTTACGAGCGAATGGTGTCCACTTTTCAAAGATTGCGGGCATATTATTCATACATTCTTTCAGAGTATTTTGATCATAATCAAACTCTCGTATACTATAACAAAACTCTTCTACATTTCTCATATTATACTTATACTGGATTTGAATAAATAATACATGACTGAAGAAAAGAAATTAGAAAATGAATTAGTTGAAACTAAAGATAGCGTTGCTAAATTAGTAAAACATCGATCAGATGACTATGAATACGCCAGGGAAGTCCTATACGCAGCTAGCGAGAGACTTCAAGACGTACTTGATAGTGCCGTTCAACTCGCGCAGGAGTCAGAGCACCCGCGAGCCATTGAAGTAGCATCTAATACAGCACAAACTTTAGGTAATATTGCAGGCCAACTTATGGATCACCACATTCGTACAGAAAAAATTAATAAAGGTGCATCACAAAATGAGAAGTCTGTGACTAATAATAATCTCAATGTAAAACTAAATACAAAAGATTTATTAGAACTCCTAGGGAAAGAGTAAATGAGTCACATTGCTCAAAAGGAGTACGACTCCAAGATTCACAGTGGGTGGAAACGTTTCGGTGATTTCTATTTTCAGAATAAAAAAGCTTTACTAAATTATCTTGCTAGTAAAAGAGTATCTAAAAACTCACCAACAACAGAAACTCATCCTCAATTATTTGTAAATCAACAAAATGTTAGTCACTATATTGGTAATCCTAATATTAAGTCTGGTTTCCAAGATTTAGAATACACAAAAGAAGAATTAAAAGAATATAAGAAGTGTATGGATAATCCTGTTTACTTTGCAGAGACATACATGAAAATTATGTCAGTTGACTTTGGTGAAATACCATTCACACTATATGACTTTCAACGAGACATGATTAAAAGCTTTAGAGATAACAGATTTAATATTGCTAAACTACCAAGACAGTGTGGTAAATCTACAACTAGTGTTGCTTTTATACTTTGGTTCTTATTGTTTAATCCTGGTAAAACTGTAGGTATACTAGCAAACAAAGGTGAATTAGCTCAAGAAATTCTAGGTAGGCTACAATTAGCTTATGAGAACTTACCATATTGGTTGCAACAAGGTGTACTCACATGGAATAAGAGATCTATATCCCTTGAAAATGGTAGTAAAGTAGTTGCTACATCTTCATCAGCTTCTGCTGCTCGAGGAATGTCATTCTCTTTATTATTCCTAGATGAGTTTGCATTCGTACCACCAAATGATGCTGAAGATTTCTTTAGATCTGTTTACCCTACAATTTCTTCAGGTACAGATACAAAAATGATTGTAGTATCTACACCAAAAGGTATGAACCATTTCTATAAGATGTGGACAGAAGCAACATCAAAGAGATCAAAATTTATACCTACCGAGATAAACTGGTGGGATGTTCCTGGTAGGAATGAAGATTGGAAAGAGGAACAAATAGCAAATACTTCTGAAGATCAATTCAGACAAGAGTTTGAATGCCAATTTATTGGTTCAAGCAATACTCTTATATCGCCTACAAAATTACAGACCATGAGTTATATCGATCCTATTAAAAGAATGGAAGGTATAGACTATCATGAGGAACCTAAACCTGGACATAAATATATGCTCGTGTGTGATACTGCACGAGGAATCAGATTAGATTATTCAGCATTTGTTATATTTGATATAACTGCTTTACCTTATAAAGTAGTAGCTAAATTTAGATCAAATGAAATATCACCAATGATTTTACCACAATTCTTATCAAATGTAGGTAAATACTATAATGAGTCTTTCATACTCGTAGAAGCAAATGATCTTGGTGGTCAGATATTAAATGGTCTACACCATGAATTAGAATATGAAAATCTATTAAAATCTGTATCAAAAGGACGATCAGGTAATCAATTAGGTTCTGGACCAAACTCTAAATTAGGTGTCACAACATCACATGCAGTAAAAACTAATGGTTGCTCTAATATAAAGAGTCTTATTGAAGGTGATAAAGTAATTGTAGAAGACTATGACATATATGTAGAACTTACAACTTTTGTTAGAAAAGGTGAGAATACTCAGGTATTTGCAGCTGAACCTGGAACAAATGATGATCTTGTTATGTGTATGGTTCTATTTGGATGGGCTACCGGTTGTGATCATTGGAAAGAATTAACCGAATTAGATGCTTCGAAAATGATGTACAGAGATAAAATTGCTGAAGAAGGTGATGAAATGCCGGTTGGATGGTTATCGGAGAATGATACATATAACCCACAAATAGATAATTCAGGTGATTTATGGTCACCAGTTAATACCGAGGAAGGTGAAAAACCTGATTGGTACGATAGAGTATATCAGAACTTTGATAGAGATTTTTAAGTTCAGCAAATAATAAATAAGATATAATATTCAAGGATAGAGTTATTCTTGCAAAGATTGAACAATATAAATATAACATAAAAGAATTCTTAAGGAGTCACATACATGGCATTTCTAGTAAGCCCAGGAGTACAGGTCAAAGAAACAGACCTTACAAATATTATACCGGCAGTTGCAACGTCAATTGGTGGTTTTGCAGGTCGATTCGAATGGGGACCAGTTAATGAAGTCACCCTAGTTTCATCAGAACAAAATCTAATTAATAACTTTGGATACCCACGTAAAGGTACCGATGCAGGATACGTGAGAGACGATTGGTTCTCTGCTGCTAACTTCTTAGGTTATGCTAATGCAATAAAAGTTGTAAGAGCCGCAGCAACTGGTGCTCTTAACGCAAGCATGGGTGATTCAGACAATGCAGTCGATTCAGATGCTAACATTCAAAACGAAACAGATTTCTCATCAGACAAATCAGGATTAACTTCAACAGTTTATGCTAGATTCCCTGGTGATTTAGGTAATTCAATTGGAGTAGCTATTGTAGATAGTGCTCTTGATTCAGATACCTTCCAAACTAAAAAATTATTTGGTTCAGTTAAACTAAAAGATTACTTTGATGCAAAACCTGGAACATCTCCATGGGCTGCTACTTATGACTCTGATTTAAGAGACGAAGTTCACGTAATGGTTTACACTTTAAATGACAAACCAACTGGTACAACTCACGAAGTACTAGAAACATATCCTTTCCTATCAAAAGCTGCAAACAGTAAAGATGGAAACAATGCTAATAACTACTTTGTTAATAAGATTAACGAAGCTTCAGAATGGGTTTACTTTGTAAATAACTTTGGAACAACTGCTACTGGTGCTGGAGGTGCTTCATACGCTCCTGGTGCATCAATAACAAGTGTTGCTAGAGGATCATTTGCTACATTGAAAAGAACATTTGACTCTGATTTACCATCAGATACTTCTGGAACTCCAGTATATCAAGCACATCTAAAAAATGGTAATGACGGTTCAGCGGTAAGTGATGCATCAATAATGTCTGCTTATGACAAATTATTAGATGCTGAAACAGAAGATGTAAACTTATTAATTACTGGAGAGCATTCTTCAACTGTAGGTAAATATGTAATGGCTGGTGCTAAAGAAAGAAAAGATGCTATGGCATTCATGTCACCATCAGAAACAGTATCAACTACTAATCCTACAGCTAACAAAGTTAAAAATTACTTCTCAGATTGGAATTCAAACTCATACGGAGTATTTGATTCTGGTTGGAAACGTCAATATGATAGATATAATGACGAATTCTTTAATATGCCTTTAAATCCAGACACAGCTGGTGTGACTGCAAGAGCAGAATTCACCAACGATGCATGGTTCTCACCTGCTGGATTAAACAGAGGATTCTTAAGAGATGTAGTAAAATTACACTTCAATCCAAGTCAAGCCGAAAGAGATGAGCTTTACAAATCAAGAATAAACCCAGTAGTGACTTTCAAAGGTCAAGGTACTTTATTATTTGGTGATAAAACAGCATTATCTAAACCTTCTGCATTTGATAGAATCAATGTAAGAAGATTATTCATTGTCTTAGAAAAAGCAATTGCAACAGCTGCTAAATTCCAACTGTTTGAATTTAATGATGACTTTACAAGAGCAAACTTTGTTGCTGCAGTAGAGCCTTTCCTTGCAGATGTAAAATCACGAAGAGGTATGACAGACTTTAAAGTTGTCTGTGATGCATCAAACAATACACCAGCGGTCATTGATGGAAACAGATTTGTAGCTGATGTATATGTCAAACCAAACAGATCAATAAACTTCATTACTCTTAACTTTGTAGCAGTACGAAGCGGAGTATCTTTTGAAGAGGTAGCAGGAGCATAAGAATATGGCAAGAATAGATGATTTTAAAGCAGCTTTAATTGGAGGTGGTGCTAGAGCCAACCAATTTAGAGTACTTCCACAATTTCCAGATGGTGTAGTTAACACTGATTCAACTGGATTAGGTTTAGTACAACTAGGTTCCTTCATGATTAAAACTGCACAATTACCTGGATCTGAATTAACAGAGATTATGGTTCCTTACCGTGGTAGAGAATTATATGTTCCAGGTGACAGAAAATTCCAACCTTGGACTATTACAGTTATCAATGATAACAATTTTGCAATTAGAAATGCAATGGAATCTTGGAGTAATAATATTAATACGCATGTCGGTAATACTTCTGCAGGCGGAATTGATGCTACTGATTTTAGTTCTTACGTACAAGATTGGACTGTGGAACAAATCGGAAAAGATGGTAAAGTAAGTAAATCAATAACATTGAGAGGTTGTTTCCCAACAACTATCGATGCAATTGATGTAAGCTTTGACACTGCCGATACGATATCAGAATTCACAGCAACTATCAGATATCAATTCTGGACTTCGAACACTACCGACAACGTCGGTTAAGAAATAATTGCGTTGGTATTGGTATAATACTAATACCCATTATAATAATGAAAACAAAGTGTTAGGAGCAGCATGGCTGAGAGAAAAGAAGATTTATTTGGCTTTGAATTAGTATCACCAGAAAAATCACCCAAATTACCAAGCCCAGTACCGCAACCGTTAGATGACGGAACAGAATTACCTGTTGGAGGCAGAATCGGCTATACTTACGAGCAAGACGATAAAGCTAGAACAGAACATGCACTTATTTCCACTTATAGAGAGATTAGCTTTTATCCAGAAGCAGATGCTGCTATTGATGATATAGTAAATGAAGCTTTTGTTGTTGAACATGAAAAAGCTCCAGTATCTATTAGATTAGATAATCTTAATATGGATGATAGAATAAAAGAATCCATAAGAACACATTTCTCAAAAGCATTAGAACTACTTAACTTTCAAAAGAAATCTTATGACATATTCAGAAACTGGTATGTTGATGGTAGATTATTCTATCAAATAATAATTGATCCAAAAAATGCTAAAGATGGTATACAAGAATTAAGACCAGTAGATGCTGTTAAGATGAAGAGAGTAATAAAGCCTGTTTATTCTAAAAATATAAAAACTGGTATGCCATTCCTTGAAGAAGTTGATGAGCATTTTGAATTCTCACCTGATGGTGATATGGGTGCAGCAGTTAAATTATCTAAAGACTCAATAGTATTCTGTCCATCTGGAATGGTAGATAGAAACAAAGGAATGATTATAGGTTATTTAGATAAGGCAATAAAAGCTTTCAATAACTTACGTTCTATGGAAGATAGTCTTATTGTATACAGAATTGCTAGAGCACCTGAAAGAAGAATATTCTATGTAGATGTTGGTAATTTACCGAAGATTAAAGCTGAACAATATCTTAGAGATATGCAAAATAGATTTAGAAACAAGATTGATTATGATCCAGTGACTGGTCATATTAGAGATTCAAGAAAATTCATGTCAATCTTAGAAGATTTCTGGCTACCAAGAAGAGATGGTAAAGCTACAGAAATTACTACACTTCCAGGTGGTCAAAACCTTGGCGATCTTGAAGATGTACAATACTTTAAAAACAAATTATATGAAGCATTAAACGTACCATTAACAAGAGTAAATGGTGCTGATGCTTCTTTCCAAATTGGTAGAGCTTCAGATATTTCAAGAGATGAATTGAAATTTGGTAAGTTTGTTGCAAGATTAAAGAAACAATTTGGTGAACTATTCAATGAGATCTTAAGAGTTCAATTATCTTTGGCTGGTGTTTGTACCGCTAAAGAGTTTGATGACATGAGAACTCATATTACTTATGACTTTATTGAAGATACACACTTTAAAGAATTGAAAGATGTAGAACTACTAACAGACAGAATGAATCTATTAAGAGATGCTACTGAATATGTTGGTAAATATTTCTCAATTGAATACGTGCGAAAAGTTATTCTAGCTCAATCAGAAGATGATATTTCTAGAATTGACCGTGAGATTATGAGTGAGATCGATAATGATCAAATAAATACTGAAGATGACCAAATGGACATGTACGAATCACGGGATATAAAAAATGGCACTACCAAAGAGTAAACAAACACTTGCAGATTATATGCTACGTAAATGCGGAGCTCCCGTAGTTAATGTAGAAGTATCTGACGTACAGTTAGAAGATTGTATTGATGATGCTGTCAAGATGTATCAAGAATATCATTACGATGGAAGTGAAAGAGCTTATCGAGTAATTGAAGTTAATGCTAAATTAATTAAAGAAAATTACAGAAGACATCAAGATATTACTGCACCAACATTTAGTCATGATTCTGAATATAAAGTAGGTGCAAGAGTATTCCATAATCCAAGTAAAGGAACAGATTCAGATTCAGGCTTTTTAATCTACATTAAAACAGATAGTGATTTAGCAGTAGATTCTGATAGTAAAGCATTTAGAAAGAACTACACTAAAGAAGCATTATATTTAAGAGATTCAGTTGCCTTAATGGAAGGTGGTCAATTAGGTGTAAGAATTCCAGAAAATATTCTACAGATTACAAGAGTACATAAAGTTGATAGTTTTGCTCAATCAGGCATGTATAACTATGAGTATCAATATTTCCTTAATAACTTTGATGCTTTTTATGGTAATGCTGCTGGTTCTGGAATTACAGGTTATTTCATTCAGAAACAGTATGTAGAACATATAGATCACATGTTAAACACTGCACCAGCAATAAGATATAGTAAAGCCAAAAATAGATTATGGTTAGATATTGACTGGAAAAGACCGAAAAAAGGTCAGTTTTTCTTAGTTGAATGCTATGAAGCTACTGATCCTGAAATATACGGTGATGTATATGGTGATATATGGATTAAGAAATACTCAACTGCAACGTTAAAAATGCAATGGGGTACTAACCTGAAGAAATATGAGAATACAGAACTTCCAGGTGGAGTACAATTAAATGGTCAAGCACTGTATGATGAAGGTAAAGCTGAAAAAGATGAGCTTGAAGAAGAACTAAAGAACAATCTCCAGTTGGAGATGGATGCTATAATTAGAGGTTAAAGGAGTATAAATAAATTATGGATATGAACGATAAAGATAAATTCGTTTCTGATGCGAAAGCTGCTTTAGATAAAAAAGCATTTGAAAAATTAGGTGATATGAAAGCAAGTATCGCTAAAGATTTTATTATGCCTGAAGTATTACAACAAGAAGTAGAAACAAAAGAAGATGAGCCAAAATAATTTACCAGACTGGATGGAACAAAAACGTGAGGAATATAGACGTTCTTACAAAGAGCTAGTTCGCAACAACTCGTTTGTTCAATCTGATTCAATCATTGACGAAGAAACACTTACTCAAATTAAAGATGAAGTAATAGTAGAAGACTACATGGAAACTGTAGAATTCGATGATGAGATTAATTTAGATGAAGCTGAATCTCTTTCAAAAGGTACAGATTTAAACGATACAGCATGTGATTGTGAAGATGATGATCATGACTGTGAATGTCCTGAAATGTATTACGACTTTATTCCAGATGAGTTTGGTCAGTTGATGGATATTGAAATGGAAATTGATGATCAGATTGATCATGTAGATGATGGTGTTAAGAACTACTTAGCACTTAAAGATGCAATGTTCTCAGATACTTTCGATGTTATGGATGCTGATTTACCAGAAGCGGTAGAGAATGAAGATCCAATGGAACACGGAATTACTACATTTGATGAAGCACAGCCTGGTAGAGCAAGAGTTATATTCAGAAGATCAAAAGGTAGAATAGTTAAAAGAAAAAGATGTGGTGCTGGAACAAGATTACAAGGTAATAGATGTGTACCACAGACTGGTACAAGAAAATCAGCATTACGAAGAACAGGTATTAAATTAAAGAGAGCGATGAGAGCTCGAGGAGCAGGTAAAAAGAAACTAGCTTCTCTGAAAAGAAAGATTACTAAAAAGCGAGTGGCTGGCAGAGCTAGAACATACGCAGGAACATAAGGAATAAATAAATCATGGCAAATAAAGTTGTATCAAAATCAATTGGAATTCAAGGTTCATCACAAGGAAATAGAGTAGTATATCATGTAGATACTGCAGCAACTCTTGATTCAGATGCTTTTACATTCACATATCAAGTCAAAAATATTTACTCACCAAACCAATCACCTACATCTGATTCAGATGAAAAAAATATCAATCATTATATGAGACCTATTAAAATAGAGTCAATTACTAATATGGGTGCTAATGCTATTACAATTGACGGTAAAGCTTATGCTACTGGTAAATGGGATTTAAACATGACTGGTGGTACTTCAATAGAACAAGCTAAAGGAAATGTAGTTATTTCTGGAACAGCTCCTAACGCCATCGTAGTATTCAGAGGTCAATAATGAAGTTAATTAAAGAAGATATAAGCTTTAATGATGTCACTGTAATTACCGAAGGTAAAGAGCAGAAGAAAAAATATATTCAAGGCCCATTTCTACAAGCACAAAAAGAAAATAGAAACGGAAGAATTTATCCTCAATACGTGATGGATAAAGCTGTAGAAGAATACAGCAAAAACTATATCGCTCAGAATAGAGCTCTCGGAGAGTTGAACCATCCTGCAGAGCCAGTAGTTAATCCTGAAAGAGCAGCTATCATGACTAAATCATTAGTTAAAGATGGTTATTACTACCAAGGTAAAGCACAAGTTTTAAGCACACCTATGGGTAAAATTGTTGAAAATTTACTCGATGATGGTGTTAAAATTGGTGTTTCATCTAGAGGTTTAGGCTCTCTCAAAATGACTCGAGAGGGATATAATGAGGTTCAAGAAGATTTCGTACTAACCACTGCTGCTGATGTAGTATTTGATCCATCTGCTCAAGAAGCCTTCGTTGAAGGTGTATATGAGTCAGCTGATTGGATATTTGAGTCAGGAGTTTGGCAAAGAGTAGACTTGGAAAAAGCTCGAAAAGAGCTGATGGAAACGACTGCTCGCGAATTAAATAATACTAAATTAAAACTATTTAAAAGGTTCTTGGAGAATCAATAAAAAATAAATAAATTATAATTGGAGCTAAAGCAACATGTCAGATACAGAAAACAAAAAAGGTCTTATAGAGGTCATTGAAAACTTGATGGAGAAAAACCTTCAAGAGAAAGATATGGCTGTAAAAGATACTATCAAAAACCCTCAAGACGATTCTAAAAAAGAAGAAGTTAAAGAAGAGGGACAAGACACTAAAATAGAAAAAGGTGTTAATGATAAAGAATTACCTGATGCAGAGAAAGAAACACTTGCTAATAAACAAGCTGCTGCTCCAACAGCTGAGCCTGATAAAGAAGTTTCTGGTGCTGAAGACATGAAAGATTCTGGTGGTGAAAAAGGAACTGGCGGAGGTAGTGAAACTGCTGAAGTAGAAGCTGATAAACCTTCACACGATCAAGAATCAGATCCTATTGAAACTCCAATGAAAGACGAATCTGATCCTAAGAAAAAAGTTTCTGAAACTAAAGATGAGCCTAAAGAAATGGCTGATAAAGAACAAGAAGAAACTAAAGATGAAGATGAAGTCAAGGAGACTAAAGAAAAAGACGAAGAATTAAAAGGTGACCAAAAGAAACTTGATAAAGATGGTGATGGTGATATTGGTGCCGATGATTTAGCTAAAGTAAGAGCAGCAAAAGAAGATGTTTCTGAAACTAAAGAAGAAGAAGAAACTAAAGAAGAAGATGAAGTTAAAGAAATGAAAAAAGACGACATGGAAGAACTTACTGACAAACAAAAAGAATTACCTGCTGGTTTACAAAAAGCTATCAAAGATAAAGAAGACAAAAAAGAAACTAAAGAAGTTGAAGAAGAAAAACAAGATACTTCTGTAGAAAAAGATGCTAATGATAAGCAACTTCCTACACAAGATAAAGAAACTCTTGATATGTCTAAAGGAGATAATGATTCTCCTAAAGCAGAAGCTGATCTTGCTCCACATAAACAAGAGTCAGACCCTATTGAAACTCCAATGAAAGATGATTCAGATCCTAAAGATAAAGTAAAAGAAACTAAAGACGAAGATCCTAAAGAAGAAGAGGACAAAGTCGAGGAAATGAAAAAAGATACTGAAGAAGAAAAAGAAGATGAAGTATCTGAAATGAAAGATATGGAGAAAGAAGAAGACGAGAAGAAAGAAACTAAAGAAGTCGAAGAAATG